GTTAAAACGTTCACAGTCTCTTCAAGATTTGATATTGTACTAGCCTGCTGTGCTGTCCACCAGATGAAACCGCCAATTTGTGCGATTACCACACCTACAACAGCAATGCTGACTTTTGGCAGTTTATCGGACATCGCTATCTCCTCATTTTAAGTAATTCACGCTGCATCGCAGAATCTATGCGCTTGTCTGTCTGACGTTCCTGCGAAGCCAACCGCTTCTCGAATTGATCGGACCGCATTGCTTGATTCTGTGCATCCAACTGCAACTTCGCCTGATCCAACTGATCGTCCGCCGCTGCTTCCTGCGCCTTCTGCTGTAACTCTGCCTCTTTGAGCTTGACCAACGGATCGGGACCCTGACCAGATACCTGCTGTGACAACTGTTTCACCTGCTGCATACCCTCGGCAATAAACTGAGCAACCATCTGCTCCATCTGCAACTGCCTCTGAGCTTCGTCCATCCCCTGCCCTTGTTGAGACATCTGAACCATAGCCTGCTCCTGCGCTGCCAACTTAACATGCTCCATAATATGCTTCTGTAAATCCATGGCAATCTTCGGAACCTGTGCAACCAAAGGCGTAGAACCAAAAACCAAGTGTGACATGATGTGAGCTTGATGGTTCTGACCCTCAAAAGCTGTTAACGGTAACATATCCATAGCCGCAATGTTTTCTGACGCGGGGTCCACGGGCTGTGGCTCTTCAGTCGGTGGCGATTTGAGTATGCGATCAACGTCCGTAACGCCCATCGCCTCATACATATCCCGGAATACCTCGCCCATATTGTGCAGTTCTGGTGCCTGTGTAGCCAATTGTAACTTGGTTTGCGCCAAAACTATGCGCTGAGACTGACTAAATACGTTCGGATTGCTAACCGGTACAACATCGACCCGATCATCAAAGTCCTCGCGCATTATTGTTTCGTCTCCGCCCGCTACAGAGTAAGGATATTGCTGTGGCAGGCTTTCCGACATTACCCGCGCCAAAATCTTGAATTCCTGACGCATTGCATAGTGCAATCTCTTATGAACTGCGCTCATGACCCGTGAGCCTTGTTCCATCATCGCAATCGTTGTGCCGACAGCCGCGGACTGATTGCCGTCACCAACCTTTAAATCCGTAATGGTCGCGAACCGCTGACCGGCCTGAACAACAAAACCCAATAAATTAAATAATGTCTGGTCGGGCCCCTTAAAAGGCAGCGGCATGAGGCTATCCCGGATAGCCCCACCGGGCGCGTCAACGTCGCGAAACTCACCCGGCTGCAATGGATCGTCATCATCCCTGATCCGTAGTCCGCGGGCCTTGAAACCCGCTGGGAGGTTGGACAACGTACCAGCGTCGATCAACTGTCGCAGCGCCGCCGTGGCGGTTCGGGAGAGCCCGCCAATCGTGTGAATCAAACCCAATCCATAAAAACCAAAGCCCGGTAAGAACTTATAGTGCGTGAAATACTGGATCTTCTTCCTCTGTTCGTCATCCTCTAAGTAATTACGACGGATAGACAATACCTGACCATTGTCCAAAGATAAGGTCACTACATACGGTATCTTAATACCAGTAGGCTCTCCATCGTCGTCCTCGTCCTCATAACCTTCCAAGTCTAAATCGACATGACATTCCAAAATTGTACAGTCATAATCTATCTGGTTAGGCTCCATACCCGTGATGCCTTCCAGTTCGCTCTCTACCTCGTTTAACTCTTTCTGTGCAGGTATAACGTCTATATCTAAATAAAAACCACTGATCTGACGCTTGCGTAAGTCATTCAATGACATCCGCACAACTTGCGTAATATTTGGGCAAGTTTCTAAATCTGATGTTTCATAAGGCACAACCAAGTTTTCAGCAGGGACAAACTTACTTACCGCACGAGCCAAAGTCTCATCAAAATAAGTCTTCTTAAACGTAGAACCAGCCAAAGGTAAATAAAACAACATTTGGTCCATGTCAGGCGTATATTCTTCCATTACATTCGATATATAATAATTCATAAACTGCTGGACGCGCTGCGATTGATCGTACTTGGCCCGCGTTTCCTTGCCCATAACTACAGTACGCACGGGCCCCGAAGCCGGTAACAATTCGTTAAATGCCTGCGCCTGAAACTGCGTTGCAGCTTCCGCCAACAGCGGATGAGTCACGCCAGAGGCTCCACGAAACGGTTGCGTCCGCTCGTCGTAAGTAAAACCCAACAATTCCAAACCATTAGAATAAGCGTCTTCCCATTCCGCACGACTCGCCTTGTTGGCATCATATTCTTCCAAAAGTTCTGACGCTACTCTCGCACATTCACGATCCGGCATGTTTTCAGCCAAATTGGCATAAAACCCGTCGTCCACGCCCTTCTCGTCCTGTGGCTCAAAATCTACAGTAACGCCGCCATCTTCAGTTTCAGATATTTCTATCTCGCCAACATTCTCTCCAACAAAGTTGGCCTCAACGATATTCTGACTGTCCGGTAACTCAATCTCCAACTCCGCACGTAAGTCTTCTTCGTCCAATTGAGACGGAACATTCCGGTCCATCATCCCAGCTACTGGTTCTCTAGCCATAGGTATCTCCTAATAATATGCCCTCACTCTAGCACTGTTTTCATCATCTTGCCAATCATCTGTTGGTAATTGTACAAAATTACCCTGACGATACCGCATCAAAGCCTGTGTCATACTATCTACAAGGTCGTCATGCTCACCATTCGGAAAGGCCGCAACCTCTTCTATCATCTCGTCCGCAAACGTCTCGTCGGGGGCCCAAACCATGCCAGCCTCAAACAATGGAGACACGCTGTGAACCCTCGTAACCTTATCATTACCACGACTCGGTGTAAAATTCACCACCGGAATCCCCATGTTACGCAATTCATGTGTCAACGGCATACCACTCGCCTTTGCCTCCACGATGACGGTGTCGGGGTCCCAAAACTGATACTCGTCAAACGCCATCTGCTTTAACTCCGGAAAATCCCATCTACCCTTCTTACTGTCAAGTAATATCAAGTTCGGCCCACTTCCACCCTCGTTAGGATAAAAAACACCCCAAGTCGTAATAGCAGAATAGTCCGCAGTCTCCCTCTTACTAAAAGCCGTATCGTAACTCTGTATCACATACTCCAACTGCGGAACCGTCTTCCTATCCCACTTGCGCCACCACTCGCGCTTAATAATCGCGTTCTCCTCACCAGTAGGATTTTGCTGATACTGCGCGTTCCACTTGCTCGGAGGTATAGAAGCGCGGACCGCGGTCAAATCATCGAGACTCCAAAACTCCGGCCAACACGGAGTCCCATCCTCAAATATTGCCGGTAACTCCACAACTTCCCACTGATCCGCTAACTCATCTTTAGCCATAGCCCTTAAAAGTTGCCCCGTCATATCCTTCTCGGACCACCGAGTCTGAACCAAAACTATGCTGCCACCCGGCTGAAGACGTTGTCGGGGGCCCCCAGTGTACCAATCCCAAGCATCATCAAAACCACTACTGCTCATCGCAGTCTGCTCCGAATGCGGGTCATCAATAATAACCAAATCACCACCACGACCAGCTAAGTTCGATCCAACGCCAACCGCGTAATACATCCCACCTTTGTTCGTGTCCCACCGGCCAGATGCTTTACTGTCCGCCGCTAACTTGACCTCCGGAAAGATTTCTTTGAACTCGTCACTCTCCAACAAGTTCTTAGTCTTACGTCCAAAGTTTACCGCCAACTCCGTCGTGTGCGTCGCCTGAATAATCTTCATGTTCGGCTTCTGGCCCATCATCCACGCAGGAAACAAAAAGGACGCAAACTCAGACTTCGTGTGCCTCGGTGCCATGTTGATGATCAAACGCTTTAACTCGCCCTTGGCTACCCGCTCAAGCTTCTCGGCAATGATGTGATGATGCCGTCCTGCAATAAAGTCGGGCCAAACGGTTTTTACAAATGTTAAAAAATTATTTTGGCATCTTTCATTCTTCTCAAGCTGCGCTAAACGGAGTTCAAGTTTCAGTCTTTTTTCTTCCAAAGATGGGTTCATAGCTACGTTCATAGGGGCCCCTGAAAAAGTATCTTATTTTATGCGACTATACGCGTTTTTATACAATAGTGAAGCTCATATCAAATAACTGGTAAATATTTGCGCGAAACATGGCCCTAGCCCTTGTGCCACAAGCCCGCGGCCGCGGCGAAAAAACCGCGAAATCTTGGAAATAAATCACGACTTTTGACCCGATACGGCGGGGCCCCTGACGCGTTTATTTCGGTAGCTGGTCCGCGATCCGGCGGCCGCGAAACTTGCACCAGTTCACGAGATCCGCGGCACCATGGCCGGAAAACTGGCCGACGATCCGGCGGCATCGAACATCGAACCACCGGCCGCGGGCCGCGGTCCCGTAAGTTTGGAGCTCGGCCCAAGGGGCAAGGGGCCGCTTGTTTAACTGTGATGCACTGGAAATAAAAAAGGCGGCCACTGGGGCCGCCTATCGTCGCTATGCGCGAGTTTTTATCTGAAACATTTTTCGCACTTGGTGCGTTGTTCTTCGGGTATTTCGTTTGCGTAATTATTGCCAAGCATCGGAACCCCGCAACGGGTTTGACCGTCGTCGTTTGATAAATGCCATTGCCCCAATTTTTTAACCCAAGGCCGGTATGTTTCAATTAAAATTTCGTGTTTAATATTTTCCATTTTTTAACCTACGTCCAAACGAACCGTTATATCACCGTCGCTTATCATTTGGCGGACAGTGTCGGCTATTTGGTCCCCGTCGATCTCGAACCCGTCTAATTGACTTCGCAAGTCGTCGATATCATTAACCGCTTCCGATATTGTGTCACTATCGTCAATCGCTAAATCAATTTCATTAGCAAGCTTGCCAGTTATAAATTCGTCTAGCTTTTTGTTTACTAGCTCGGTTACTAATGGTTCAAAAACTTGGCTTAGTTTTTCTTGATAAGATTTAGCCGCGTCGAGTTGATCGTTTAATTTTATCTTTTCCAACCTTTGGCTGTTTATTTGATCATTAAGTTTTTTGATAGTATCCGACGCCGCGTAAATATCTTTTGATGTTTCGTCGCGGCCTTCTGTTTTATAATCCGCGGCCAGTTTGTTTAAATATTCTGGATCGCTTGGTTTATATTCTTGATATTCCATTTTGTTTTTTCCTTCGAAGTTAAAAGCGGCACTATTGCCGCAAGGGATTAATAGCACTGTATATGCGATAAAGTAAAGCTTAATAAAAAAAGCGGCCACTGGGGCCGCTCTTATTCGTTCTATTGCGGGATTTAATCCGCGCCAATATCACCGGCTACATGGTGCCGGATTATTGCCCGCACTGGTAACGATTTAACAAAACGTAAAAGCTTTTCGCCGTCGGTTTCGTCGGGTTGCTCACTGGCCGCGGTATCGGTCCAAGCAAGCCGGCAATTCCCTTGCGCCCCATAACAACCGCCTTGATCGGTTAAACTGGCCGCTTTTCTTTTATTTGGACCATGCGCGGAAAAACCAATTATAAAATCGCGGTCCATGCGAGCACAAAGTGGTTCGCCGTTGCCGCAATGGTTGCAACTTATGTTTTGATATTCGGCGGGGCATCGGATAAAACGAACCGTCGAAGCGGGTATATCCGAGCGTTGCACATGAAAACATTTTGACCCGTTCCATTTACTTTCCGGAACGACAGCAACCGTCGGAACATTACAAATAAAACTATTAATTGCATCGGCTAAATTATCCGCGCTGTAATTTATAACAGTTTTTGCAATGGCCCGCGCATTATCAATCCATTTTGACCAGTGAAAGTGAGAATAAGTAAAAGAAACGCCTTTTTTCGGTTTCGCATTTAGTAGCGCGTCAAGATATTCATTATCTACGTTTTCCGCGCCTTTGCCGCTGTCATTAAGATTGCAACTAGCGGGGCAAGTTCCAAACATTTTATTTTTACCCGCTCTATAAGTTACAGCAATTCCGGCGGTTTTTTTTGCCCGCGATAATTCAACTGTTTTAAGCATGGTAAAAAATCCTCGTAATAGAATTAAAAGTAAGCGGGGTTTTATAAAAATAGTCGGTTGTTATTTCTTCCGGCAAAATTTCGGTTTCGTTATCGAGCGTTTCAAAAATATATTCCAATTTATCAAAGTTATTAGCCTTGATATTTATCAAATCGTTTTCATTAAAATCTAAAGCCATTATAAGGCCCTCCGTAGTTGTTAAAGTTTAACGCCGCTTGCCCGCGGCAATTACATTTAAACACTAGGTAAGCGATAAAGTAAAGAGAATAAAAAAAGGCCCGCACAATGGCGGGCCAGTTGAAGGAAAAACTAAGCGGTTATTTAGGCTGCAATACGGTTCCAGTCTCTGTCGTTTAAGTTAAGTAATTTTCCGCCGCGTTGTTGCCACATATCGACGTCGTCCGCGTCGCAATTATTAGCAACCGCGGTTACCGCGTTAACCATGGTTGCGCGTGTTATTGGTTTGCCATGCTCAAAACCCGCTTGTCCAATTGTAGCCATTAACCCGTTTAAAATGTCGGTGTTTTCTTTTTTGGTAAGTTTAAGAACGGTTCCGACGCGTTCCGGTATTTCGTGAAAATCGCCTTCAATAATGTCATTATGGGCGCGGTTCATTTTGTCCAGTACTTCGTCGAAAGTTTCACGGCTTGCATATGCTTTTACTAAGTCGCGTAATTTTAATTCGAGCGCATGATTATCCGCGTCTTTAGCTTCGCCGGATAACAAGCCATA